GCACTCCAAAACAAGGCTACCAGAAGTAATTATCGTTAACGATAATGGGTGATACCCTCAAAGAGATGGCAGAACTCGTAAAGGGTTTTGTCGGAGATAGTGGCGTTTGTTCTGATGAGAGAGCTTTTAAAGCAATCAATCAGGCCAGACGCTTGCTATGGAATAAACGTGCATGGACTTCTCAAGAAGAGTACGTCCAGATTTGTTGCGTTAACGACTGCTTCACTCTGCCCAACCGCTATGAGCAAATCAAGCTCGCGTGGGTAGGGAATGATGCAGTATCGTTAGCTGACGAATGGTTCAATTCGACTAACGCATTTTCGCTGAATGCTGACCAATCTTGCCATCGTTTGATTACGGAGGTAGGAGGAAAGCACGTTCTCTTCAGAGACTACACCACCCACTTCTATCGTTTAGGTGTGATGTTAGAAAGCGCAGAAGACATCGGCGTGACTCTGACATTTGAAGTACAAGACCAGTACGACACCTACCATACGATCAAGGTAACTGGAGTTAACCCACCAGACCTAGCTCAATCTGATCTATTGATCAAAGGAGTTAGGTCAGTATCTAAACCCGCAACCAAAGGAAGAGTAAGAATCTATGCGTATGATACCGCGCTGGAAGCAAAAACACTAATCTCTGTCTACCAACCTAATGATGTTAACCCATCATTCCGTAGGTTCAAAGCACCAAGAACGTGCGAGTGTATCACTCTGTATGCTTCTAAGAGATACTTTGATCTGGTAGATGAACAAGAGCTAGTTGAGTTCATCCCAGACTCAATGATCTACGCTATCCTTGCTCTGAACTCCAGAGACAACAGGAAAGCACAAGAGTTCTTGATGAACCTAGACCTTGCTATCAAAGAGCAAGAAAAGGAAATGGAGAACGAAGAGATACCAACTGCCGCCCCGATTCGCTTTGCTAACTATAGCAGAGCAGAGAACCTAATCGGTTCTGATTTACTTTCTCCATCAGCTAACGACTACTTCTTGTATAGATGACACTAGAAATTACAGAAGCTATTACTGAGGAATTTTTAAGGAACTACAAAGACCCTAGAGAGTTCGTTGCATACCAAGACCCGCAGGATAAACTCAATCAGCTAGAAGCATTGTTAATTGAGCAACCGCAACCAGTATGTCCGCTAAAGCATACATTCACTCCTAATATGTATATTAGGGAAATCTTCATGCCAGCAGGATCGCTTCTAACTACTGCACTACACCTAACGACTCATCCATTCTTTATCTTAAAAGGAGATGTTAGCGTCTGGTATTATGATTCACCTATTGAGCGATACAAAGCTCCGTACTCTGGAGTAACTAAAGCTGGAACAAGAAGGCTTATTTACAACCATGAAGATACAATCTGGGTAACTTGCCATGCAACAACCTTGACAGATGTTGATGAAGTCCTTAAAACAATTATTTGTACTGATATGAATCCATATTTAGATGGTAATGATCCAAGAATGGGTTTTAGAGATAAAAACAAAATAGAATAATTTCAATGAAATCATGTCATTATCATCCAGAAGAATTATTAACTAACAAACATCAGCAGATGTTTCATTCAGTCTGGATTGCAGGGTCAATTGCTGTTGTAGGAGTTGGGACAGCAGTTGCTAGTGGGGTAGCGTCAAGTAATGCAGCTAAATCAGCGGCAAAGTCACAAGACAAACTTGCCAAACAGCAGGCCGCACTAGCAGAAAAGCAATCTGTTTCTAATAGACAGAAAGAAATGGAAGGTTATCTACCGGGGGCAGAAGCTCAAAGGGGGAAAATATCCGAAATAGTTAATAGTATGTTGGGTGGAGAAATCCCGCAAGATGTAAGAGATGAAACAATGCGAACATATGCTGAGATAGCTGGAGCAGGATATAATCCATTTACAGCAAATAAAACTGGAGGATTTCAAATTGCTCAAGGTGGGTTAGCTCGAAATCTAGGACTAACATCTTTTGACATTCAACAGCAAGGAATGGGTATTGCTGCCGATTGGCAAGCTCAAGCTGCAAACTTTACAAACCAAGTAGCATCTGATCGCTTACAACTATATGGTCAATCCTTTCAAACAAAGAATGCTGCAATAGAATCAAGGTATGCTGCGGACATGGCTAATGTAGGAATGATCCAAGGGATAGGAAGTTCATTAACAAGTGGAGTAACTACTGGGTATGGAATAAACCAACAGAAGCAAGCTAATGCACGACAAGATACATATCTATCTGCACTATCAAGTGCCTACGGAACTAAATAATAAATATTATGTCACTTGCAAATTTAATAATGGCTAACAACCAGCAGAATGCAAACTACGGTATTCAGATGGCAAATGATCTGTCTGCATTTGGTCAGACTGTTGTTAAAGGAATGAAGGATGCAAGGGATAGTCAAACCGCGCAATCCATGCTTCCTGTTATGCAGCAAGCTATGAAATCCTTTGGAGAGGGTAAAAGCGCGGAAGGTTACTCAACACTCCTAACCTTATCTGCTGCTGACCCATCTAATCCTTACCTAGATAAACTTGTTAAAGTCGGCCTTATCGGTGGTCAAGCTGTTGATGATAATAGATACAAGACGGCACTTGCTGGTGCTAAAACATCTGGCATGGAATCTATCCTTCCTATTTTAATGTTAACAAATCCAGAATTAGCAAAAAAATTATCTGGATCATTAGGTAAAACTACACAAACGGATGCTACGCAAGCAACCGAAATGCAAGCAACCGAAACGCAAACGGAAAATACAGATAACGCATCACCAAAACTAGATAAAAACGGAGTACCAATAATAGAAACAACACTTCCTATGGAAGAGGTGAATTCGATAATAAATCCTTCAGGTGATAGTGGCAAAACCGAAACACCACCAGAATCGCAGACAGTTGCCGAAACCAGAAACGCAATCAATACTAACTCCAAACAACTGTATCAAAATGGTACTACTTATGGTCAAGTTGTAGCGAATGTAGATGACATGGTATTCACTCCAGAAACACTTGGAAAACTAAAACCAGAATTAAGAAACATAGCTGGATTAGATAAATATATTCCCGGAGTGCGTGGAGTTGCAATTATACCAGAAGATGCATTTAAAAATAAAACATTAAGCATTAACTCAAGGTCTGGCGCAACAGCTTCGTTTGCTAATGATCCACAATATCAAAAAGACCCAGCGAAATTCCTAGAAGCAATTACTGAAGCTATTGCAACGCTTGATTCGGATGAGGGAATACAGGAGGCTATCAAACTACGCAAAGGCATAAAAAATATTTCGTTTGTTCCCGGCACAGGCACTCAATCAAAGATTGCAAATTTGCCAAAAGGAAAAACAATCAAAATAAACGAAGCAAGTAAAAAGGCACTTAACTTGATATCGGCTCTTCCACAGGCAGCAAAGAATGCACAATCTCCGTTATTCGGAGATGGGATTGACATCCCACCACCGTCAAATAAATCTAAAGAAGAGCTTGCAAATATACTACGATAAATCTATTCATTAGAAATGGCCCTGACTCTAGAAAAACTCAAGAAGGCAAGGGAAGCTGGGTATTCTGATGACGAGATACTATCGGTAGCTTCACAGCAAAATCCTAAAATAGCTGGTGCAATTAAATCTGGCTACACCATTGATGATATTGCCGATTTCTATACTACATCACCATCTGCTCAATCTATTTCAGAAATAGAACAAATACAGAATCTACAAGGAATACCAGAAGCAATCAATAGAACTGGAGGACTTCCAGTTGGTGGTGAACCAGAAGTTAAGGGTGACGAGGATATCCTAGCAAAGGAAGTGGGACAAACAAAGACCTTCATGGAAGGGCCAGAAGGTAAACCTATAGAAGTTCGTCGCGCCCAAGCAATCGACATCGGTGGTAGAGTAATACCTGAGCCAATCAGCCCAGATGGGATGTCACTAGAGTCCCGTGCGGAACTAATCAAAGAAGCTGGTAAGATAGTAAAAATGCCAGAAGGGTCTTCGCTTCTAGACTTCACAAAAATGTCTAGCGAAAGGAATGCTAAGTTAGAAAAGCTACAACAAGCACAGCAGACCCATGAGGCAAATCAAATAGCATTCTTGAGTAAGATGATCTCTGGGAAATCCAGAACACAAGTCTCAATGAAGACTGGTTTGGGAGAAGAACAAGCTGGCGGTGGTA